GGCCACGGCAATCTCGATCTTTACTGGGGCGCACGCTTGTCTGTCTGGGTCGATGGCGATGGCCTACCCTCTGACGTGGCCCAAAACCTACACACCATGCACCCCGCGGAAGTCGGTTCAACCGGCGAGAAGTGGAATTACGAAGGGCATCACTCTTTCTACATCCGTTTCCAGCGGATGACGCAATAGGTAAGCCACAGAGCAACGAAAATTTTCTTTTGGTATAAAACCATTGCTCGCCCATCTTTCGTTTAACGCAGACCGTTCTATGCAGTCAGTTTATGAGCAAACGACTAAAACGCTTGCGTAATGCAGGCCAACAAGGCAACTACAAGCCGTCGCAACCCGAATTGCCGGAAGATTCGCATAGTGACAACGTCCCAGAGGATTCAGATAGTTCAGAGTCCGCCCGATCTGCCTTGAAGCACTACGATTGGCATGGAGAGTATGAAGAGCTTTGCCAGCGGTTCAACTGGCGCATAGCTGCCTACATCGCTTGGATGTCGTCACCGCGTCGCCTGCGCAAGCCCAAGACACAGAACGACTTGGCGCAAGCCATTGGCTTGAAATCAGATCGGATGTTCACCAAGTGGCGCGAGGCTCAACCGGAGATCGACGCCGAAGTCAAGAAGATCCAAGCGTCTCCCCTACTGGCCTACCGCAGAGACATTTATGATGCCCTGGTTGCCGGGGCGCTGGATGCCGAAAAAGGTCACCAGGATCGCAAGCTGGCCTTAGAACTTATGGGCGACTACAGGGCCAAAGCTGACAACAGTCCACAACTCGGCTTTGAGTTCACGGCGGATGAAGCAGCAGAGGCAGAAAAGGCGGTCGAGCAGTGGCACGCAGAAATACAGAGCAACCAGAGCGCGCCGAATGGCTAAAAAGTTCCCGGTCGGTTGCGTACTGGCTGCATCACCATGTCAGTATCGAGAATGCCAGTAACGGCGGCTGGGTGCGCTTTCTGCTCTGGCCTGCGCAGTTGGGTGTCTTGGCCAAGCTGGCAACGTCTCGACAACTGATCGTACTAAAAGCGCGTCAACTCGGCCTAACCTGGCTCGTGCTGGGCTACGCGCTTTGGTTGATGCTCTGCCGGCCATCGGCCACGATCTTACTGTTTTCGCTGCGCGACAATGAAGCAATGGAGCTACTGAAGCGGCTAAAAGGCATTTACAACCATTTACCCCACTGGTCGCGCTGCCGCTATGTAGAACTGAGTAGTGCGCATGAGTGGGTGTTATCAAACGGGAGTCGCGCCCTAGCTTTTCCAACCACTGGCGGTCGCAGTTACACGGCAACAATGGTGCTGGTAGACGAGGCCGATTTCATACCGAACCTGAGCGATTTCCTCAACGCGGTCAAGCCGACTGTGGACGCTGGGGGCCAAATCGTGCTGATCTCAACCGTGGACAAAAAGCAGCCGGTTAGCACATTCAAGGAAATCTTCAGGAGTGCAGAGAAGGGACTGAATGAATATGCCGCTATTTTCCTTCCGTGGTCGGCGCGTCCAGACCGTGACCAAGCTTGGTACAATCGCGTTGCTGCTGACGCTCGGTCTATGGGCAACGGCGACGACGATCTTTTCCAAGAGTACCCGGCTACCGTCGAGCAAGCTCTGGCCCCACTGCAAAAAGACAAACGGTTCCCCTTCGCCTGGCTCGAAGCCGTTGCATGGGACATTCAGCCTGTCGGCGGAGCGGGGCCGGCACTTCCTGGTTTGCTCGTGTTTCATCCGTCCGCTGGGGGTCGCCGCTATTGCATCGGCGCGGATTCTGCCGAAGGAAACCCGAACAGCGATGATTCTGTTGCGGTTGTCGTGGATGCTGAAACCTGGGGACAAGTGGCGGTGCTGGTCGGCAAATTGGAGCCTTCCGCATTTGCAGGATATATCGATCAGCTTGGTGCTTACTACAATCATGCGCCATGTATGCCAGAGCGCAATAACCACGGTCACGCAACCATTCAGAAGCTGCGCGACAATGGTCAAACGGCCATTCTCCTGGGCTACGATGATAAACCGGGCTGGTCGAGCAATGTCAAGGGCAAAAAGTTGCTTTATGACCTGGCAGCGGAAGTAATCCAGCAGAAAGCCACGTCGATACCTGACCAAGACACCCGCTTGCAACTGGCAAGCATCGAAGCGTCTACCCTTCGGGCGCCAACGGGATTACATGACGACTATGCCGACGCCTTCTGTCTCGCGCTGGCGGGTCTTCGGTGGAACTACGTTGCCGGGGAACAATCAACAGAGGTAGCGGCACCCGATCCGCTGGAAGAGTATGACCGTGGAACATTCTAAAGAGGGAGGGCTTACCGATATGCTTGGGCGCTTTATGGACATGCTTGTTGGCCGCCTGGGTCAAACCGGGGCAATCATCATCTTAGCACTGCTGACCGTGGGCTTTTTTGCTCTGCTGGCGGCTGGCACTGACGGGGAATCGCTAGGGAGAACCATTGTATGGCTGCTACAACTGGCGCAATGAACTGGTATCAACGGCTGATCGTCGGTCTCGCTGCCTTTGCTAAAGTCAAGCTGGTGCAGGTTGGCAAAGAAAATGACGGGGTGAGCGCGCCCTTTGCCCCAGCCGGCACGACGCTAGACAAGGATTGGCACGAGTTACTGGCCGATCAAACCGACGCGCGCGAGGCCTGGCGCACCAACCCGCTCGCCAAGCGCTTGATCGGCCTGACTACATCCTACGTGGTTGGCCCTGGCATCGCCTTATCCAGCGAATACGGACCGCTTGAGAAATTCATCCGCGCCTTCTGGTATCACCCGTCCAACCTCATGGATCTACGGCTGGACGAATGGAGCGACGAACTCGCACGCGCCGGCGAACTGTTCCCGGTGCTGTTCACTGGGCCTGATGGTATGAGCGAAGTGCGAACCGTGCCAGCCAGCCAGATCGAGCAAATCCAGTGGCGGAACGGCGACTATGAGACCGAGTTGGCCTATCGGGAAACCACCGGCCCCGGCGAACCTGAAAAGTGGTGGATCTCGCCGGCAAACCCCGGCGCCCATGACGTTGACGCCGGCGGCGAGTTAAGACCCTGGATGCTGCACTTTGCCGTCAACCGCCCGATTGGCGCTATCCGTGGCGAAAGTGACCTTGCCCCGATCCTCACTTGGCTACGCCGATACACCGGTTGGCTTGAAGATCGGGTGCGTCTCAATGCTGCGGTTCGCGCTTTCGTCTGGATTGTCTACGCTCCCCAGCGGCTCATGAGCGATCTGCGCCAACGCTACGCACGACCGCCACAGCCGGGCAGCGTCATCATAGCCGAGGAGGGCGCGGAGAAGTGGGAAGCGGTCACGCCGAACCTGAACGCACGCGACGCCAAAGAGGACGGCAAGGCAGTCAGATGGATGATCACGGCTGGCGGCCCTGGCACAACCCTTGGCGATCTGGGCGAAGCAGAGGGCGAAGGCATGAAAGCCGGCAAGGACACCGATGAGCTACGGCGCCGCTTCCTGCTGCGTCGCCAACGCTACTTCGGTCACATGCTGGCACTGCTGACCGTCACCGCCTACAACCGTTGGCTAGAGGTCGGCAACCGTCGCTATCGGCTGGCGACTGTGCAGGATATTACCGTACATGCACCGGATATTAGCAGCGTTGACAATGAAAAATTGGCCGGGGCAGCGGTGGATCTGGTGCAATCGCTACAGGGCCTGGGCCAAATGGTGGGCGACAGCGAGGCATTGCGGCGGTATGCGGTGCGGCTCTACACTCGTTACGTCGGCGAAGATGTGAGTGATGCCGAGTTTGACGAACTCTTGAAGGGAGTAAAAGAAAATGGAACGGTTCAAGACCCTGCCCACCAAGGGGGCGGCGACGGTGGACAGGGAAGCGCGGATCATTCGCGGGGTATCTCTAGCGCAGGCTGGCGAGGCTCTGGGCCACGGCGTTGACTTCGACGCCAAGACCATCGCCGCCATTGTCGAGAAGGGCAATAGCAAGAAAGCAGGTGTCAAGGCGCGCTTCACCCATCCCGGCTTATCCGCTGATGGTATGGGCAAGTTCCTGGGGCGGATCAAGGAACTACGCCTCTCCGAAGACGGCACAAAGGCGTTGGGCGATCTGCACCTGGCCGGAAGTGCCTCAAATTCACCCGATGGCGATCTGGCCGAATATGTCATGGACTTAGCCGAAGAAGACGCCACCGCCTTTGGAATGTCCGTAGTCGTGCGCAGGCACAAGCACGTTTGGCTTGATCCTGATACCGGCGCAGAGGTCGAACAGAAGCCGCTCAAGAGTACGCAGAAACGGCCCTATCTGCGCTTTGAGGAGCTTTCCGCCTGTGATGTTGTTGATGAACCAGCGGCTAACCGCGACGGGCTGTTTTCTTCGTCGCTATGGGGTAGCAATCAGACCGCGGAGGCCGCTTTCATAGAGTTAGACGCCATGCTAGCGCGACACGGCGTCGATCAGGCGAAAGCCTGGGAAGTTGCGCAAAAATACTTTAACGCTCGTGGTGTCGATATTCAGAAAGGATCTAATCTCGTGGAGCAAGAAACCACCACCACCACACCCGCCGATGCTGGCCAACCTGGTCACACCGGCACCCCTGACGCTGCTGCACCGAATCCCTGGGCAGTGGCGCTACAGAATTCGGCACGCGACGCCATGTTGATGGCCTCCGGCTTGCCCAAAGCGGCGCAGGACAAGCTGAAAAAGCAGACTTTCGCCACGCCTGACGCCCTGGCCGATGCCATTGAGGACGAACGCACTTATCTTTCCGCCTTCACCCAAAGCGCGGTCAAAGGCATGGCGCCGATCATCACCGAGCGGGATATGATCGTTCAGCGCGATTACTACCAAAACGCTTGGGATTGGATGTTTGGGGCCAACGTGGCGATGCCCAAGCCATCCATGCGGAATCTGGCCGGCCTGTATGTCGCCATGACCGGCGATTCCAACTTTTGGGGCGTCTTCAACCCCGAAGAAGCGCAGTTTGCCGAAGCGACGACCACCGCAATGGCTGGCATGGCTGTTAATGCGCTGAACAAGACAATCAGCGCGCATTATGACAACATGATGACCTACCGCTGGTTCGAGCAGGTCGTTGACGTGGTTCCACACGATGGCAGCACACACGACATTCAAATGATCTACGTGGATGGCCTGGGCAATCTTCCCACCGTGAGCGAAGGCGCCGCCTACACCGAAGCGACTCCCGGCGACAGCAAGGAGAGCATGAGCTTTTCCAAGCGCGGGCGCTACGTTGGCGTCACCCTGGAAATGATTCGCAAGAGCGACATTGTACGGATGCGCGCCATCCCGAAAGCCCTCACGCTGGCGGCAGTGCGTACCCGTTCGGCGGCGATTGCCGGTCTCTTTACGCAGGCCACCGGCACCGGCCCCACCCTGGCTGATGATAGCACGGTGCTTTTCCATGCGAATCACGGCAACCTCATGACAACCGCCTTCTCTGCCGCTGCCTGGGCATCCATGCGCCAAAAGATTTGGGAACAAAGCGTTCCCGGCACGTCGAACCCGCTGGGCATGTGGCCGAAATACTGCCTGGTGCCCATCGAGCTATTTGACCTCGCTTTGACCACCTTCGGTTGGGGCGCTGGCGCTGACATGGTTGGCCGCCCAACGAGCGCGGGTACGGCTCAAGAGGGGAATATCTACGGCGAGACCCGCATGGGCGACCCGCGGCCCGTCCCGATCCCTGTGCCAGAGTGGACAGACACCAACGATTGGGCAGCGGTGACCGATCCGAAACTGCACGCGCCGATCTGCATGGCTTACGCCGCGTCGCAGGGTGGCGGCTCCCATCCGATGCCGGAAATCTTCACCGTGACCAGTGAGACGAGCGGGCTAATGTTTACCTCGGATACTTTGCCGGTTAAGGTGCGTGATTGGTTCGCTTACGGCGTGTCTACCTACATCGGTATCGGCAAATCCAACGTCTAATTTTGAGTTGAGCGAATGACGAGGTGATCGGGTTGCCGATCACCTCCTGAGAAAGGATACGACAATGCAAGGAATGCGCTTTGCCGTGACAGTGCATCTTCACGGCACCCTGGCGGCTAACGCCCGCGGTGAGTTCAAATTGCCTGTTGGGGCAACCCTGGAAGCAGTCTCGATCTCCAACAGTGCGGCAACCAATGCCTTACTCGACGTTGGCACATCGGCGGATCGGGACGGCATCTTGGATGGCGTTGACTGTGGGGATAGTGGTACGCCAACACTCTTTACCTCGGCCAACCACAACGGCGCCTTGGCGACCGCCAACCAGCCCTACCGCTTTGCCAAAAGCGACATTGTCGCTTGGGATCTAGACTTTGACGGCGCTAGCGGCACGGCTGCGGCTAATTGCCAAATCGTCTTCTATTTCCTGGAGGGCTAAACTTCTCCGGAAGCGGCAACAATGACGATGTTTACCGGCGTCACTCGGTCGCAATGCCGATGACGCCGGAGCGACGAAGGAAGGTGTTATGCTCGACAAAATTGCAAATGGCGGCGAGTTTGATGCTGTCGCAGCCGTGCGCGTGCTGGCAACGGAGCTAATCAAATTGTCGGCGGCACTGGCTGAACTGCTGCCCCCACAGGAAGAAAAGCAGGTCGCGCCAACGCTGGCCGAAGTGCTTGGCAATAGCCGCTTGGCGTCTGCTCTGGCCAAGGCTGGCTTTGCCACGGTAGAGGCCGTGCGCAATGCCCCCGACGATGATTTACTGGCCGTCTCTGGTGTCAACGAAAAGGGCCTCGCCCAGATTCGGGAGAAACTTCTACTATGAACATCTACAGTGGACAAATCACGGTAGCAACCGCAGGAACCGCCGTGCAAGGTCCCGATGTACCATTCGTTGCCGGGGTGGCTGTCAAGGCGCATCCTGACAACACAGATACGGTCTGGGTCGGCAACAACGGCAGCAACACAGTGAGCAGCGCCAACGGCTTTCCGCTCAACCCCGGCGAGGGCGTTGTTCTACCTGGCAACCTGAATCAATACTGGTTTAATGCCGATGTGTCTGGTGAAAAGACTTGCTGGCTGACGGTGCTACGATGATCGATAGACTTCTTGGCGATGGGCCGCTATTGCTCGGCGGCGTTGGGCGCCGCCAACGACGCAATCCCTGGGCAGGCGCAACGTGGGCCGTGAGCGGCGGCAACGCGTACAACGTGCCGACGCTGGGCAGTGAGTTGCTAACGAATGGCGACATGGAATTAGACAGTAGTTGGTTTAATTTTGTCACACCAACGGCCAACGAGCGTAGCTCTGCACAGGTTCGCAGTGGATACTCGCGTAGATGGGTTAGTGATGTTATTGGCGACGGCATTTTATCTGCAAATTTCTCGATGAGCGCATTTGTCTGGTATCACCTAGAAGGCTGGCTATATGCAGCGAGTCTAGCAATTACTGTTGCACGGAATAATGGCGCCGTCGCCGACTTCACACAGACAATTACCCCGATCAGTACATGGACACCAATTCGTATGGGGGTGCGCGCCATTTCCAGCGGCAGTAACGCCATCCGTATCCAGGCGTCAACCGCA